AGATCCTGCATCTGAAGAATCAGCCATTATCAAAAGGGAGTGGTGGCAGGAGTGGACTAAGAAGAGTCCACCAGCTTGTGATTTTGTGATTCAATCCTGGGACACTGCATTCCTGGCAAAAGAAACTGCCGACTATAGTGCGTGTACTACCTGGGGTGTTTTTACAGATGAGGATGGCGTATCCAATATTATCTTACTGGATGCATTGCAACAACGACTGGAGTTTCCAGATCTCAAGGTACGGGCCTATGAGATGTATAAAGAATATGAGCCTGATGCTTTTATTGTTGAGGCCAAGGCTGCAGGGACTCCGTTGATATTTGAATTGCGTCGTATGGGTATACCCGTGGGTGAATACGTACCCAGCAGGGGTAAAGATAAAATAGCCAGGGTAAATGCCGTGTCAGATTTATTTTCATCGGGTCATGTATGGGCACCTCCTACGAGATGGGCAGAGTTAGTGATCGAAGAATTTGCTGCATTTCCTACTGGAGACCATGATGACTTGGTTGATTCAGCCACTCAAGCACTATTGCGATTTAGGCAGGGAGGCTTTATTTCTATAGATAGTGATGAGCCTATGGATGACTTTTTGGCACATCGAAAAGCAGACTACTATTGATTCCCTCTAGGTTAATGTTATAATTGCATGATCGTTTTATACTTTGCAAAGGATTAGTCTATGGCCATAGACAAGTCGCTCGAAGCTATTTTGACTCAAGATGATTTTGAAATGAGTCCCGAAGGTTTGATGGTGGTAGAGCAAGAGGAGGAACCCTTAGGGGATACCGTACTTACAGAAATGGACGACGGCAGTATGGTCGTTGATTTTGATCCCATGATGATGATGATGGGTGCCCCTGTATCCTTTGATTCTAATCTTGCGGAAGCTATCGATGATAATGAATTGCGTACCCTTGCCGTTGATCTTATAGGAAAATTTGATTCTGATAAAAGCAGTAGGTCCGATTGGGAAGAAACCTACGAACAAGGGCTAGATCAACTAGGTTTGGAAATTGAAGATCGAACTACACCGTGGGCAGGAGCCTGTGGAGTATTCCATCCGATGCTATCCGAAGCAGTGGTTCGTTTCCAGAGTCAAACGATTCAAGAGATCATACCTGCACAGGGTCCAGTGAAGACCCACGTCTGGGGTAAGTTCACACCTGAGAGACAAGAACAGGCCAAGCGGGTTCAGGAATACCTAAACTACCAGCTTCTTGAAGTGATGACGGAATATCGCTCTGAAACAGAGAAGCTCCTATTTAGCCTTCCCCTTGCAGGATCTGCATTCAGAAAGGTTTACTTCGATCCGTCTCTGGGCAGACCTACCTCCATGTTTGTACCTGCAGAAGATTTTGTAGTTGCTTATAATGAATCTGATCTGGAACAGGCAGAAAGATATACTCATGTGATGAATCGCAGTACAAATCAAATTAGAAAGTTACAAGTCAGTGGTTTTTATCGTGATGTAGAACTTACTGCTAGTTATATCGAAGATAATCCAATCACTGATAAGTTTAATGATATTGGCGGTGTACAGCCGTCCTTTGAAAACGAAGAACGCCACCAGCTTTTGGAGATGCACGTAGATGTGGACCTCCCTGGATTTGAAGATGAGAATGGTGTGGCACTTCCCTACGTAATTACTATCGACAAGGGTAGCAGTGAGATCTTGTCGATTTATAGAAACTGGTCCGAGGACGATCCAAATAGAATCAAAAAACAGCATTTCGTCCATTACGGATACGTACCTGGAATCGGATTTTATAATCTTGGATTAATACATATGATTGGCGGATTGGCAAAATCTGCTACAAGTCTGCTTCGACAGTTGGTTGATGCAGGAACGCTTTCTAATTTGCCAGGGGGATTAAAAACTCGTGGACTCAGAATTAAGGGCGACGATACGCCCATCATGCCAGGAGAGTTCAGGGACGTGGATGTTCCTGGTGGGGCTATTCGTGACAACATCACCTTCCTTCCTTATAAAGAACCTAGTGGCGTCCTTTACCAGTTACTAGGCAATATTGTTGAAGAAGGCAGACGCTTCGCATCAATGGCTGACCTTAAAATAGCAGACATGAATCAAGAGGCTCCTGTAGGAACCACACTTGCTATTATGGAACGTGCCATGAAGGTGCAGTCTGCGATTCAAGCTAGGATACACGCAAGCCTGAAGCAGGAATATAAAATTCTTGCAACATTGGTTCGGGATTACACCTCTCCTGAATATCCTTACGAGACAGATGAAGGCGAAGGAATTAAGCTGGAAGACTTTGATGACCGTATTGATGTTGTGCCAGTATCAGATCCTAATGCGAGTACCATGGCACAAAGGATTATGCAGTATCAAGCAGCACTACAACTAGCCCAACAGTCTCCGAATCTCTACGATATGCCACTATTGCATCGTCAGATGATGAGTTTGATTGGAATACCAAATGCAGATCAGGTTGTACCGATTCAAGAAGAGGTACAGCCGAAAGATCCAGTTACAGAAAATCAGGATATGCTTATTCTCTCGCCTGTTAAGGCGTTTGAGTACCAGGATCACGAGGCACATATGCGTGTTCACATGGCACTTAAGAATGATCCGCAACTTGCACAAGAAGTTCAAAACAGTCCTGCAGGTGGTGCAGTAAGCGGTGCCCTAGATGCACATATTCGTGAACACTTGGCATTTGTATTCCGTAGACAGATAGAAGAAGAGCTTGGAATTACATTACCACCTCAAGAAGAACAGCTACCGCCAGATCTTGAGAAGAGATTGAGTACATTAATTGCTGATGCGGCCGATCAGATGATGGGCAAGAAACAGCAACAGGCTCAAGCAGAGAAATTTGCAGAACAACAACAAGATCCGATTGTCCAAATGAGACAGCGTGAACTTGCAATACAGGAAATGGATGCACAGAGACGTCAACAAGCGGATATGGCCAAGCAACAGGTCGAACAACAAAAACTTTCGGCTGATGCACAGGAAAGAATGGCTAAACTAGACCTTGATATGCAGAAGTTGGAGCTTGAAAGGGAGAAATTATTAAGCAAAGAGCGTATGGATGAGGCAGAATTAGCCCTAGAAGCTGAAAAATTTGACGTAGAGCAGGAAGTAGATGGCTATAAGTATGCAATAGAGCAAAATAGAGGAGAACAACAGGGGGAATAAGTGGCTGAAAGTGTTTTAGGACTCCTTAGAAAGAAGATTAGGGAGCAAATGAATCAGTTAGCCGACCATTTAGCACTAGGTTCGGCCAAGGATATGGAAGAATACCGTAAGGTAACAGGAATTATCGAAGGCTTGGCTTGGTCTGAGCGAGAAATATTGGACTTAGAAGCTAATTTGATAGAAGATTAGTCAGTAGGAAGCAACGTCCGCTATGGACGCAACAATTTAACGAGAGGTCGATATGGCTGAACTCGCAACAAAGCTAGAAGAAGAAGAAATATCCCCACCAGAGGACTCTCCTCGCACCGCAACACAGTTACCACAGCCAAAAGGCTACAAATTACTGATTGCATTGCCCGAAATAGAGGAAAAAACAGACGGAGGCATCATAAAATCCTCTCAATCCATGCACGAAGAGTCAATTTCCACTGTTGTAGGCTACGTTTTGAGCATGGGACCCGATGCTTACGCTAATTATGGCCGATTTCCCACTGGACCCTACTGCCAAGAGGGTGATTGGGTGCTTTTTCGGGCATTTAGTGGTACAAGAATCAAGATTCATGGCAAAGAGTTCCGTTTAATCAACGATGATACAGTTGAGGCGGTTGTTGAAGACCCTAGAGGCGTGGAGAGAGCATAATGAGTGACGAAACTGGAAGAATGAGCGAAGAAGACAAGTTTCTGGGTGTAAAAACTACAATAGAACCCCCAGAACCGCAGGAAACTACTAGTCAGGCCGATAATTTTGAGGTTGAGGTAGTATCTGACGAGCCTATAAGTTCTCAAGCGGACTCAGATCAGGATACGGAGTTGTCGCAGTACAGTGAGAAGGTACAAAAGAGAATTAATAAGGCGACTGCTCGTTTTCGGGCAGAAGAAAAGGAAAAAATAGAAGCATCCAGGCTGGCAGACGAAGCAGTAGGCTTTGCAACAAAACTTAAGGCGGAAAATCAGCAGCTTATAGAATTAGTGCGACAGTCTCAACAGGCTTTGGGTGAACAATCTACAGGTCGTGCCACCGCAGCCGTAAAGATGGCTGAAGAAAACTATAAGAAGGCACATGAGTCTGGGGACGTAGACCTAATGGCACAAGCCCAGAAAGATCTGACACAGGCACAGCTTGCAGAAGCCTATGCACCTAGTTATGGACAGAAGATCGTCGAAAATTGGCAAAGAGGTCTTCAGGAAACTCAAGTTGCACCCCCAGAGGCTCCAGCCATACCTGAACCTGACCCAAAGGCACTAGAATGGCAAAAGCAGAACCCTTGGTTTGGTAAAGATAAGGAGATGACGAGCTTTGCTTATGGTGTGCATGAAAAAATTACTAGCGACGAGGGTGTTGACCCTGATACCGACGAGTATTATGCTAGAATAGACAAACGTATGAAAGAAGTTTTTCCTACGCAGTTCGGTGGCAGTACGACGCAAGCAACATATTCCACAGGTGGAACCGTCGAAGTTGATACCGGACAACGCCGCAGGGCGAACCCCGTGGTCGCACCGGCATCCAGAAATACTGGAGCCACGCCACGCAAAGTAGTATTATCAGATACGCAGGTACGGCTGGCAAAGCGATTGGGCCTAACGCCGCAACAATATGCGACGCAACTAATGAAGGAGCAAAACTAATGGCTGATGAACGTAATGCACCAAAAACACGTGAACTAGAATCACGAGAAAATGAAACCCGACCTCAAAGTTGGGAACCTGCGTCAATATTACCTGACCCTACTCCACAGGACGGTTGGGTATTTAGATGGATAAGAACATCAATGGTCGGTACACCCGACAACACGAATGTTTCTAAGAAATTTCGTGAAGGATGGGAGCCTGTAAGGGCTGAAGATCACCCAGAATTACAAATTATGAGTGATCATAAGTCTGAATGGGCCGATAAAGGTGGAATTGAAGTCGGTGGTTTATTGCTCTGCAAAGCACCACAGGAGTCGGTAGATAAAAGAAATGCATATTTCCGCAATCATGCTGAGTCACAGATGCAAGCTGTCGATAACAACTATATGCGTGAGAACGATCCTCGGATGCCAGTTCTCAAGCCAAATCGTAAAACTCGTGTAGCGTTTGGTGGCGGGGGCCAGTAGACGTTACGATCAATAAGGAAAAATAATTATGGCTACTTCAGCAGAACCGTATGGAGCCAGACCTATTGGTACATTGAGTGCGTCAGGCTCGTTTACGGGCAAGACTCGCAATTTGCCAATTATCACCACATATGGAACCAATATTTTTTATGGTGACTTTGTTAAGATTGCAGCAGATGGTACAGTCGCTAAAGACACCGGAACTACTACCTTGACAAGCTGTGGTGTTTTCATGGGATGCTCTTATACGGACCCAACAAGTGGGCAGAAGACGTTTAGTCAGTACTGGCCCGCATCAAATGCAGCAACAGATGCGATGGCTTATGTACTTGACGATCCTATGGTCCTCTTACAAATGCAAGCTGACGAAGCAATGAATACGACAGACCGTGGTCTTAATGCGGCTGTTGTACAGACTGCTGGTAGTACAGCGATTGGAAGATCTAAGAATGCATTAGATGGTTCAACGCCAGCTACTACAGACACATTGCCTCTTCGTGTTATTGATTTTGTCGATGGGCCTAGAAGTCTTGCTCCAGCAGGAACGACAGCCAGTGATGCATATCCTGATGTCATTGTGAAATTTAATGCGGCCAAAGATACCGATGAGTGTCCTCATCAGTATATGACCGCTACTGGCGTATAGGAGAACTGACAAATGGCTATTTCAAGAGCACAACTGCTCAAAGAACTATTGCCTGGGCTTAACGCTTTGTTTGGGATGGAATATGCACGGTATGATGACGAGCATAGTGAAATCTACGAAACAGAAAGCTCAGACAGGT